AAAAAAAAACCATAGCACCAAGCACAGCACTTAAAGGCATTTGTTTCATAAGCTCACTATATTTGTGGCTTCCTTCATATTCTTCAATTAAGTATTTAGAACCTTGCTTTTGTTTTATAGGCCTAAACAATACGGCCATAGCTTTATGCATGTTACCCCATTCGTTTATATAACTTGTAACGTCTTTGTTTTCCCCATAGGTTATATCATCAAGGTTTGGTATAAAACCAAATAGAGTGCCGTTTAAATTAAACGTAGGAATAAACTTGTGTTCTGTATCAAATAGTTTGTTTGTGTGGTTAATTAAATACTCTATGTCTTTATCTTTTATTTTACCTAACTCTTTAGTATTTATATTAAGTATGCATTTAATTAAATCATCATCGTTAGGGTTTTCTATAAGTAAAAAATCTTGATAGTTTTTTAATTTAACCTCTTTTAATGAGCTTGGTATTGATACTTCTAATTGCATATAATCTTTTTTAATAAACAAAAAAAGAGCCGCTTTGTATAAAGCAACTCTTTTCTCAGACTAATCAAACAAAATTATCTTAATGTTTTATGTAAATACAAATACAATTCTTCTATTTTATTATGTAGTTTTTTATCTTGTCTATAAACTTCTTTTCCTGTTTGTATACTTCCTTCTCTGTGTATTTCAATTACAGCATCTGGCTTTCCTGTTTTGGAAAGAGGTTTTATTATTATTTTAATATTGTTTTTAAAGCACCAGCTTATAGCCTTACGCGTTTCTTTTACCAATTATTAATTAAGTGTAATAAATAAGATGGTATAAATATAACAGCTAAAAAAACTATAGCTTTGTATATATTATTATATAGCTTTTTATAATGTTTCATGTCTGTGTATTCTTTAAGTGTGTAAACTTCTACGTTGTTATTTTTGTTTACAATTACTAAACCTGTTTTTGTTACTTGTATGTTTTTCATACTGCAATATAACTCTTATTTATTTACTAACAAAGTTTTTAATAACTTAAATTAAAATATATAGTAAGCTCCTTTATTGGGATTTTCTAATTGTGAAGTTAAAGCATAACGCATAGCATCAATACAATGATTAAACGCATCTATTGGTTTATTAAGTGTTTCGCCTTCTTTGTTTTTAAGCCAAATGTAATTCTGTAATTCTTTAATTAAGTTGTGGCTTCTACTTGTTATATATATTTCATTTTGATTTATTAAGTTTATGCCGTACACTATTGAATCTTTACCTTTTTTTACTGGTAATATTAAATGGCCATAACTTGATAATTCAGCAATACTTTTCGGCTCTGCACTATCAGCGTATATAAGTTCTTTGACCTCATGTGTTTTTAATAGGTTACTTATTTGGCTGTTTAATAATCCACGTTGATATATTACCTCATCAAATATATAAGCGTTGTTATATTTATAAAGTGCTATTAAAGAACTTGGATCATTTGTGTATCCAAAATCCATACCATAACAAAGTAGTCTTGCTTCGTTAGGTAATTCAATAGGCGTCCAATCTTTTATACATGCACCTTCTAAACTTCCTATTTCACCTAAGCCATATACATTCCACCAGTTATTCCAATACGTAGATGTTAATGCTTTTGTTTTAGCTTTTTCAATATCTTTTATTATAGTTTCTGGTAATGCTTCATTATCTAAATAAGTAAGCTTTATAAAGTCTGTGTCTTCTTTGCCTTGTAATTCAGTATGCGCCCAAAATGAAGAGGTTGGATTAAAATCAATCCATATATCCCCAGATGTTCTTATTGATAGTTGATTGTAAGCTTCAAAAGGTATGTTGTTAGCTTCATTAACATATAATACATTACGTCTTGCTCCTCTTAATTTATCAGCTGATTCAATACTAAAGAATTCAATATAACTTCCATTAGTAAATTTATACTTAAGCATTGATTTATTATACTGTACATCATTATAACGATTAGTCATCATCATAATCTTTAAGAAGTCTTTTAATGCACCTCTACGCAAATGTGGTATACTTTCACTTACTACGCTTATTTCTAAGTTAGAAGTTCTTATAGCTCTATCTATAAGGATAGGTAGTATGCCAAATGTTTTACCCGCTGACGTTCCACCCTGTATTATCTTCTTACGTTTCTTAAGCTTAAGAAGTTTTTTAATTGCAGTTGTAACTACAAACATTAATCAATAATATTAAATAAAGGTTGTTCAGAGTTTAATGTAATGTCTTTTGTTTCTCTTGGTTTACCAGCATAGTAATGATAGAACATTTGTATAAACTTAAAATCTCCAGATTCTATTCCTTTTTTTAGAGCTGCATATGCTTGAGGTTCTAATGGTGTTAGTCTTTCAATTAACTTTACTTCTTCTGCTTTAGGCTTTCTACCTCCAGTTGTATGTCCTCCGTTATTTTTTCTTCTATCCATATTTGAAATATTTTGATATCAATCTTTTTTTATATAACAATATGTTTGTTATTTTGTTATTAGTAGGTCTTTAGCATTTTAACCATAGCATCTATTCTTACGTTTGCTATTATTAATTGTTCTTCTGGTATTTCTTTAATTATTTCTACTAAAGATTTATATTTACTTTCTATCCTAACATCTTTAAGCTTATCGTATTTAGTCTGTAATAATGAGTAATCTTGTTTTAGTATTTCATATCTAGACTCAACTGGTATATATTCATCTGTGTTTATTATTTTTTTGTATAAAGCTAAATACTCAGGGTTGTATAATTTAAAAGAAGGAAATACATTTTTAACTGCATGTAATACTGTTGCATGATTTAAGTTTAATGTGTCTCCTATCTCTTGTAAAGACAAATACGTTCTATCTCTACAGATTTTAAAGTATATAGCTCTAGCGTATACTAGTTTTCTTTTTCTACTTTTGTTTGATATGTCTATATCTAACTCAGTTTCTACTAAAACTTTTATCTCTTTTGTTGTCATCTATTTTATTTATATATTTTATTAATTCTATTGTAATTAAAAACTCTATATATTCTATGGCCAAATGTATACCGGCACATTCTAAATACATTTCTTTTTCTTCGTAATCAAATAAAATTATTTTTAGTTCTTTTATATCTGTACCTTTTTCATAATCATATACAGCAAGATTGTAAAATTCTCTTATTGTTTTGTTTTTAATCATATAGACAAAACCTGCTGTAATAAATTTTCTGGTTTAATATATGAAGAATTGTTATAATTAAAACTTTGTATTATATTATCAAGTATATATTGTTTTGTTTTTAATTTTTCTATATACGCGTATTCGTTTTTCAATTGTACTAAAACATAATAATCACATGTTAAATGCTTTAATATATCTTCACTTGAACAATTAAATGTATATGAATTTTTGCTAGTGGCTTTCACTTGGTATTTATACCCCTTTTCGTCCGCGTAGTCTATTTTATTATAGTCTCTATCAGCTTTTTGTTTAAACAAATGCTCATCATTAAAGTTTTTCTTAAACCAATGTTCAAAAACCTTTTCACCAATAGAACCAACAGATTCATTTTTTATATTATCTGGTATTTTTATTTTAGCTAAATATGTTCTCATTCTGTTCCTGAAATTATATCTTTTACGAAGTTATTATTTATCATTTTACCTTTTCTATTAGATATCTCAAGCCAAGCTGAATTTATTGCTTCTTCTATTTTAAAGCCTCCAAGTTCAGACAGTGAAGTTAATACAACTACTATATCGCCTACAGCATCTATCATTTCTAATTTGTCTTGTTTTAATATAGATTCTGCTAACTCTCCACATTCTTCTTGAAGTTTTATGTATTGTGTTTTTACATCTCCCTCGTCTAATATGCCTTTATTTTTAGCCCAATCTCTTATTTCGTTAAATTTCATGTTATTTTGTTTAAAATGTTATTGTATAAATGTAAGTTATGCGCGTGATGATAATAAGTACCTATTTGTAAATTTATCTTGCTAGCGATCATTTGTTGCAATGTTGAAAATTGATATTGATCATTGCAAAAGCCATACCAAATATCGTTAGAACGCATATAAACAGACATGTTAAGTTTGTTTTTTAATATTGTAAACTGAATTGCATACGTGCATGGTGTATCTTTTTTATAAGTTTCCCATTCTTTACCGTCATAAATACTTATTGTCGCTTGTCTAGTATTTTTGTTTTGTTTAAGCTTTGCAACTACTAAATCAATTTGTCCGTTTCTTTGCCATTGCCAACCATAATTTGATCTTACTTTTCTATCTGCGTCTGCCATGTTTTCCCATATAGATGGAATTTTACCGTATATTTCACCTAGCTTTTCTATACTAGGATCACCTGTTAAATACCAATCCCATTCGGCTATAGCATATTTTAAATTCCATTTTCTATCTTTATTTGTAATAAGATTTTGTTCTGGATTTTGCATTGTAAAACCTATATTAAATAAAGCTTTAGTATTATCAAAATTAATTCCTTCTGTAATTAATCTATTTAATTGATAATTATACGCTTCATTTGCATTTTTAAATAATGTTTTTAACATGTTTATTGTTTTTTTAATAATTCTTTTACAGATTCTAAATACAATAAAGCATCCATTAATTCTTCTTGAACATCTATAACAAATTTATTTAAATCTTTTACCTCTCCTTTTATTTCTTGCATCATAGTAGACCCATATTTTTCTTGGCCAATAATGCTTCGCTCATCAATTTTACTTATTACTTGTCTAACTATTTCATCTTTTGTTTTTATTTTCATTTTGTTCTTAGTTTTAAAAGGTTATAGCATTGTATATATTTTAACTTTGCTTTTGATTTGTATATTGTTTTAAATAATTCGTATGTTTTTTTAGTAAATTGATAATGTGTTGTGGAATCTTTAAACAATTTCTTTGCATATGCCTTTCCATAACCTTTACAGTAGTTTACATTATCAGCAGAATCACCAACAATCATTTGCTCATAAAAGTTATATAAAGCCTCGTAAGGACTTATATCTATTATCTCTTGGTGTTTGTAGTGATAGTTATACATAACGCAAGGTAGTTGCTTATAATCCTTGTCAAGTGATACTATTATCACGTTGTTGTGTCCTAACTTGTCTGTAAGTGTTTTCCAATACGTTGCAACTAAATCATCTGTTTCAATTCCATAAGAATTTTTAGTAGAATATATATTTGAAATATGCTCGTGCATCTTAAATAATAATTTAGGATGTTCTTGTTTTTTTCTGTTGGCCTTGTATTTAGGGTCAAGTAGTTTTCTAAAATTACCTTTACTATTATTAAAAGTAATTACTCTTTCTATTTCGTAGGTTTCCTCTAGCTTATTTATTATAGACATAAACACTTGATCAAACTTGCCTATGGCCTCATCTAGTATATCGTCAACACCGCAACAAGAAGAATAAACTAAACTATCAGCATCAAATAAAACAATCATATTCGTCCTCCTCTATTTCTTTAATTGCTATAATTTCTAAATCATCTATAATATGCTGTTCTAATATATCCATTATATCTTGGCCACCGCAAAAAACTTTATATATTGTAAAGTCCTCGTCCCCGCCTGGATACATGTAAGTTCTTTCCTCGCCTTCATAATGTTCTCCATGTAAAACTAAATCAATGTTTTCGTATTCTACTGTTATTTTTTTCATGTTGTTTTGCTTTTTGTAAATATACTAAACATTATTGTTAACTAAAAATTGTTATTCATCTTTATAATCTTTTGTTGCTTTAGTTAAAAACTGATCAACAACATCCGCTCTTTTATTTAGCTTTTCTATAGCTACATATAATATAGCTACGGTTTTTTCTAATACTTTAAATCTTTCTTTAGTTGTAAATTCTTTGCGTTTCATAAATTCATTAGTTCGTTAATTACTGTATTACCTCCTAACACTACAGCGCATGCTATAGCTGGTTTTTTCCCTCGTTTAGCGTATGCCATCGCGTAGGCGGAAGCGTTAATTCCACAGCCTACCTGTGTTCCAAAAATTTTAAAGTTCTGTCCAACAAACCACTCTGTATAAACCTGCGTATGTAAATGACCTTGAATTGTGCTTTGCATATCTGCTCTACATTTGCTTCTAGCAGTACCAGCTTCTTCGTGAATATACTGTACATCATCAATAACAATTCTATCTAAAAAATTCCAGTTAGGAACTTCTAAGACTTCTTTATATGCTTTAATCCATTTTTTAGGAACAGCGCTTGTTTGTGCTTTACGCATAATTAATCTGTCGTGATTGCCAATTGTAACATCAGCTTTTGGAAATGCTTTATACCATTTAGATATTTTGTTTATAGCTAACTCAAGCTCTTCCCCGCCACCCATACCATCCGCATCAGATTCATGGTAACTACTATAGTGGTTATCAATTACATCACCAATAAAAACTACTCTATTGCAATTGTACTTGGCATATGTTTTTTGGCAATGCTCTAAATAACCTTCTAAACAAAAAGGCTCATGAAGGTCTCCAATAACTAATACTCTGGTTTCTTTTTTTGTTAAATTTTCAAAAGCAATTTTTTTATTACCATTTAATCTTGGTCTAATTTCCATAAGTTTTATATAATGCGTTTAAATTATTAATAATATTTCGTATACAACTACCGCAAGAAGTTAATTGTTTTTTATCGCTAAAAACTCTATTGTAAATCTTTAATAATTCTTTTTGTTCGTTTGGCTTTACTCTACTGCGAGGGTTGTTAAACCATTCTGTTAAATAATTATATTCATTTTCTAAGAAACATTTAGGTTTTTTATATCTAAACATTTTATTCATAGCTATTTGTCGAGCATCACACCCGCAGTCTTCTCCAGCTAAAAATTTAACTGCTTTATCAATACCAGTTGCTTTAGTTATTTTTGCTATTGTATCACCAAGACCTTTAGATTCTTTGTTATAATTAGCCTTCCAGTTTTTATAGGCTTTAGTGCGTTTGTCTTTTGGTTCTTTCATATTTTATTATAATCTTCGTTTATAAAGTCTTCGTAATCTTCATTGAATTTATCGCGCATTATATTTTTACCTTTTTTTAAAGTATGGAATATATTTACTGGGCTAATTTTAGTTTCAGCAGCTAGGCCTCTTATACTAAATTCTGTATCTCTATATAATTCATAAATGTTTTTATCATACCAATACCATGAATCAAGTTCTTTATCCATTTTACTGCATAACCTTCCAAAAGCTTCTTCTTTTTCAAAATCATCATTAGAAGTAAACTTTTCAATATCTTTTTCAGGAATCTCTACAATGTCTTTATCTTTATAAAATTCTTCTATTTGTATTTTACGAATTTTATTTTTTTGATTTACATAACTTAAAAAAACTGATCTAATAACAAAGTACATGTAGCCCTTAGATATAACTCCATCTTTAAACATTTTATCTTCGCTAGAATATTGATGTAATTTTAGATAAGACTCTTGCACTATATCTTCTGAAAAACTTTTTGCACCTAATGTTTTAGCAATTTTTATCCATTCTTTATGATGTTTTGCTACTTTATTTAACCAATTTGCCATATTAAAAACTTACACCTTTTAAAGGATTATATAAATCTCCTACTATTTCAGGAAGACCTATGTTGTTAACTTTAAAGCTAAATGTTTCAAAGGCGTATCCTCTACTTCTTTTACATTTAACTGTTATCCAATCCTTGTTTACTGTGTTTGTTTCTAATTGTATCTGGGTTTCCGTTTTTTTCTCAAGTAAAGAACCGAGGTGACCTGTAGGTTTGTCGCTACCAAAATTACTATGTATTACTGTAATAATATGGCAATTAAAACGCTGCGACCATTCCATTAATTTTTGAGCAACCTCATTACTTTGCTCAAGTGAATTAACATCTGAAACTAAATCAGCTATGCCATCAATAACTACTAGGCCTACTTTACCTTCTTCTATTTTTTCTTTTAAATAGTATTCTATAAAATCTATTCTATGCTTAAAGCTTATAGTTCTAAGGCCAAAAGTATGATAACATCCAACATCATCACCGCTATTCATATCTACAACTCTGCGAAACACTCGCTGAGCATGAAACTTTCCTTGCTCAGTATCAAAATGAATTAAACATTTGTTATCCCTATGGCCTTTTAAAGAACCTCCAAACTTGTTAGAGCCACCTAAATAAACAGAAGCTAACAAACTAATAAAAAAAGTTTTCATCGTTTTAGGTGGCGCTTGCACAAAACTAAAATTACCATATGTTCCTAAAGGAATTGGTAACACTTTTGAGCCTTTTAACGTTTGTATTGTAGTTTCACCCATGCTTAAAGCAACAGGTGGATATTCTACTATATCACTTGTATTAATTACACACTCTTCTTCTATGAGTTGCATGTACATTTTTGTTTCTTCTGTCATAAAAAAAGAGGGCTATTAATGCCCACTTATATTAAAATGGTAAATCTACACTGTTGTCATTTGGTTCTTCTTTAGGTTGATCAAGTGTTGCTCTAACACATGAACCGTCAGTCCAAACAACCTTACCATTTCCGATATATTGCTTTGGCTTTTTAGCTTCTCTTTCTTCTTTTGTTTGTGAATCAAAAGCAGATACGTTTTGGCCAAACTGATTAGTATCATCATTTACACTTACTGTAAAATTATAATAAACTCCTTTTTTTCCTTTTACAAATTTTTCTTTTGGAAGGTTTTCCACATTGATACTTAAATTTAATAATGAACTCATTTTTTATTTATTTAAATTAATTAATTTTTCTTTATTACTTTGTTTAAAATCTTCAGATTCGTCTTCTCCAAAAACACCTAACTCATAAAAGCCAGTTAGTTTAAGTACTGCTCTTGATAAGGCTCGTTTCTCTGCCATTTCAGCTACATACCAAGTTTGACAATTGCCTTTTCTTGTTGATTTAATATCATCCACAAGTAATTCAATATTTTTGCCATCTTCATTTTTCTCAAATACTTTTTTCTTTATTATTTCTTGGTCAGTAGTTGTTACTAATGCAGAACCAAATGTTTCTATTATTGTGTTTGGTTTTGTACTAATATAAGCGTTTGCTTTAAAAACTGCAAAGTTAGCTTCGCACTTTATAACATCATAAGTAATATTAATGTTTTCTTTAGCTTGTATTTTTTCAATACCTTTTCGTGTAATAATTACATAATGTCGATGCTTATATACATCTTCTTTTGTAAGCTCATATTTTTTGTAAAGTTCTACTAGTTTTTCTCTGTTCATTTGTTTTTGTTTTGCATTATTAACATTGTTGTTTGTATTCCTAAAAGTATTCCAAGTAATAAATATACTATTTCTATTTTTTCCATTTTGTTTTGTTTTTAAATTCATAGAATTCATTAGTTTGATTTCTATATTCTTGTTTAATGTCGCTGTTATCTTTTAATAATTCCCTATTATCTATTTGTAAAGTGTTGGTATAAAAATACATTTCTTTTAAAGCTCTTTGGCAATTATCAACCATTTTGTTTTCTGGGTATTTAATACCTAAATGTATAAAATATTGTGCTAATATTTGAAAGTTGTTTTCGTAGTTTGTTTTATCCATTTAATATTTCTTTTTTTACAATGTCTTTATATGCAACTGGGCAATCTTCTTCGCATAATTCAAATATAAAAGTTTCTAAATTAAGTATTTTTTTATTTGCTTTTGCTACTTCTTTTTGTAAAGTATCTATTTGCATGTTTTTAAATGAGTGTAAGTCTGTTATCATAAGTTACTAAAATTATTTATTTCTACTAATTTCCCGGAATCATCTTTGTGTAATAAAATACATTTATTAAATAAAGCATATTTATAAGCTTTAAAATAATCATCAGTAGGGTTTGCCCTGTCTCCGTCTTGTGTTATTATTATATATTTCATAGTTTTAATTTACTAATAATATAATACAGCTTTTCCTATTCTATACTTAGGCATTACTATTTTACCTTTAAAATCATTAGGCAGTTTGTTTACTTCATAATAATAAGATATATCATTTGTAATATTAACATAAGGGGTTTTATTACATATCTTTAACCCTTTTGAATACATTAGTAAATACTCAGGTACAAGTTTAATAATATCTTTAGTCCCTTTTAGTTCTTGTTTTGTCCATTGTTTTAAATAATCTTTTGTTGTCATTTTTTGTTTTGTTTTCGTTTGTTATGTAAATATAATAAATATTATTTAATTAACAACTATGTTTATAAGATATTTTATAAAAAAAAAAGAGGCTAACCGAAGTCAACCTCTTAAAAAACAAAACAAAACAAGGATTATTTTAAGTTAGTTAGTAATTTATTATAATATTCTATTAGTGTTATTAATTCGTTATCGCTGAATTTTGTTATTTGTCTACTTTTAATTTGTAGTTTTTCAGCTATTCCTTTTTCATAAACATTTTCTAAATATAAACCGTATTTATATTGCTCTCCGTATCTCATTACATTACAACTGTAGCATTGCACTTGTACATTAGTCTCGTCCCAACGCGTAGAATAATGCTTCCTACTCATGAAATGCCCAGCCTGTAATTTTTTATAATGTGATTTCGTGCCACATGTTACGCATTCCGCTATTTCATTAACAGCAAATCTACGTCTTATGTATTGACTAAATACTGTATCAAGTTTTTTAACAATTGTTTTTCTTGATGGTTTTTTAGGCATTATACTATTTCGTTGTCTATTTGCTGTATTAAGTACCGTAAATCTTCTTTAGTGAATTTACCTTCTATGCTTTCTTTATAAGTTGATAGCCTTAATTGGTAGTATTCACTTTGATCTTCATTACGAGTAATGTTTACTTCAATATTCATAATGTAAAAGTATACAATTATATAATATTAATAAAATAAAGTTGTTTTGGTATTTGTTAATAAAATTATTTACTATTCAAAATAAAAAGTAATAACTTTGAAATTTTTAATTAATTAAGCTTTTAAATAAATATTATTATATATATAACAAATTATAAATATAAAGATATATGAAGAATATTCAATTTTTTTTTACTTAATTGATTTGAATTTTTCAACTCCTCTTGAACCAAAGTAAGCTACGTAAACAGTTATTAAAAGTGATTTAAGTAAATCAACCCAGCTAGAATTTACGCCAAATTCAATATTAAAAGAATCTAATAATATTAAACAAATCATTGAAACAGTTAAAAAAATTAAAGTCATTGGTCGTGTATTTTTACTTAACCAACTATCGCTTTTCATATCGCTGCTCCAACGCTTAGATACTTCTTGCATTTCAATTATATCTATTTCTAATAGTTTTAAAGCCTTTTCTTTATCTTCTGGCGGTAATGTATCATCTTTATCTATTAGGCCTTTAACTATACCCAATACGCCTTGAGAAGGCAATATATCACCTAAAGTATTTATAATACCAGAACCATTGTTTTGTAAAAACATTCCTACTTTAGTATCTTTAAATAATTTTTTAGCCATTCCATCTAGCTTTAGTTCCTCTTATATCGTAATG